TATATACGACAGCTTGCCTGCTTGGATTGCCTACGTCGTGGACACGGGAACTCTTGGGGTTCCGGATATTAACGACGAGATAGACAGCAAGCCGGACTGGCCGCAAGTAGTGGATAAGGCGGCTTTGTGGGAAGCCTACGCCGATTGGGCCAGACGATATAAGCCGAAGGTAGCCGTGACCGGCACCAGTGTGTTCTACAAGCGGATATCTTCGCTTGGGTTTAGTGAAGGTTCGCGGATCAAGGACCGCAACTCTGACAAGCGGGTGCGGACGATCAACGTACCTACTTACGAAATGCTCTGCGCGTTTGCAGAGAAAGAAATGGCGATCTACGCCGAAAGCCACAGACCATAAGGGCCACGACATGAAAAAAGTAACCATGATAGTTGATCTGCAGTACGGAAGCACAGGCAAAGGGCTGATCGCCGGATGGTGGGCAGAAACCAACAGACCGGACGTGGTGGTGACCTGCAACATGCCGAACGCCGGGCACACCTACATCGACCAGAAGGGACAAAAGATGGTCCACAAGGTATTGCCCAACGGCATCGTGTCGCCTGCGCTCCAGTACGTGATGATCGGACCGGGAGCGGTGTTCTCACTGGATCGACTGGCGATCGAGCTGACCAATGCATACGACCTCGGGTACGTCAAGCCGGAGCAGCTGATCATCCATCCGGACGCCATGGTTCTGAAGGAAGAGCATGCAAAGACCGAACAGCAAACTTTGTCGGGCATCAGCTCCACTATGCAAGGATCAGCCGCCGCTATGGTAGAAAAGATCATGCGCGGCAACAGCGTCAGCCGGGCGGGGGCGGTCGCCTCTCTCAGTCATTGCCCGACTTGGTTCACCGATGCTGTGGTGACCCATGGCCGCTGGATCGACATCATCGGGGCGGCTGAAAATATCTTAGCCGAGGGCAGCCAAGGCTGGAGCCTCGGAATAAACAGCGGGTTCTATCCGTACTGCACCAGCCGCGATTGTACTCCGGCCCGGTTCCTGTCTGATATGGCGTTGCCCATCGGTATGCTTAAGAAGGTGATCGGAACAGCCCGGACCTACCCGATTCGAGTCGGCAATACCCCCGATGGGTTCAGCGGCGGGATATACCCTGACCAGATAGAGATCGACTTCAAAGATATCGGCCAGCCCGATGAGTACACCACGGTGACGGGCCGCAAGCGCCGGATCTTCACTCTGTCGCTGCAACAGCTGGCCGAAGCATCCTTTTACTGCTGCCCGGACGAGATCTTTCTGAACTTCGCTAACTATTTGGAGCAGCCGACCGACGTGGCCGACATGATGGCCGACATTGAAGCCACCACCGGGGCTCCCGTGGGGTATATCGGGTACGGTCCTTCGTTCCACGACGTCGCGACAGAATGGCGGGAACGCGTATGACAACCTCAATCCATAATACACCCCGGGCGGATGTCCAGTACGATGTCCGTGACCTGCGAGACATGATCGTTGGTTGGTGCAACGAGGTGCACCCGAACCGGACCCACGAGGATATGATCACGAAGCTGAAGGAAGAATTCGCCGAGTTCTCGGAGCGTCCACTGGATGCATGGGAAATGGCGGATATTTTTATCATCCTGATCGATCTGTGTGACGATCTAGGTTTTGACATAGCCAAGATCGTGACCCGCAAGATGGATATCAACAAGAATCGCTCGTGGAAGCTGAAGGACGGAGTATTGAGCCATGTTAGAACTGCATGATATACTGAGGGCATCGACGATCAAGCGATTCCACATCGTCAACACCACAAGAGCCCAGACCCTGGCCGAGCACCAATACGGGGTGTCGGTGCTGGCTGGAGAGATAGCGGGTCGCATGGGCATGGAGGGTGATCGGTGCATGATGGTCATGGTGCTGGCCCTATACCACGACTCAGCTGAAGCGAAAACCGGGGACATACCGACCCCGATCAAGAAGACATTGCGGCGCGAGGTGGGCGCTATGTTTGACAATGTGCTTGATCAATATGACCATCCCCTGCTGGGTTATGCGGCGGGAGACATCAAGACAATATTGAAGTGTGCCGACTATTTGGAGTCGATGCACTTCCTGTCCGAACACGGATTGGGGCGGCATGCCGATGCCGTGATGGCGGATATACTTGATGACGCTTTGACCTATTTCGCCACTGCCGGGAGGCCGGGGGAGATCGCCAATCAGATATGGTCAGAGCTACAGAACGCGGTGTATACGATATGAGTGAAGCAAGGCTATGGCGGACCCTCCGGGACGCCGTAGGGAAGAAGGGGCATTGGGACCGTATCGAGTCCCATGCTGTCAGTCAAGGACGTCCGGATGTGAATGCCTGCCGTCGCGGTAAGACGATAGATATGGAGCTGAAGATCTACGACGTGCGTCGCGGCGGCTTTATACTCAGGTCGAGCCAGAACACGTGGATGATCAATCGTACGAGAGCGGGAGGCCGGGTGTGGATATTTGCCCGGTTCGATCACGTAGATGGGGAGACATATTCCCTCATTCCGGGGGAGCGCTCCCGGTCTCTGATCCACGACAGATCCGTCGACGGATGGCTAGGGCAGGCTACCCACGTATGGGAAAACAAGCCTGATTGGGAAGATTTTTTGGAGGTAGTGTTCGATGACAGAAGTTAGCAGAGTAAGGATTCCGGGGCCAGAGGCCCCACCCCCGCCGAGCAGGGCAACCCGGCACAACGCTGGCAAGCCCCGGCTAAGTTTGGTGCTTGAGTTCAGGAGGGCCTTAGAGGAAGCCACCAAGGGCCTAGAGGAGGGGGCCGGTAAATACGGTCGCGGCAATTGGCGTAAGGGTATGCCTTATGATGAGATAGTGGATTCTTTGCTCCGGCATCTCACCAAAATGGTAGCCGGGGAGGTGATAGACCCGGATAGCCCCAATCAGGCAACTCATGCTGGCAAGGTTCTATGTAATGCCTTGATGCTGGTTGAATTATATCCCGACGGGCCGCCCGACGAACGGTAGTGCAAGAATTATTGCAACAGGGTGCTCCCAATGGTATAATAACCCCATAGTCAACCAACGGAGCACCCGACATGACCATCAAGACCTTCGCAGTAGCAGCAGCAGCCGCCGGTCTTCGCATCATCGATCATGGTGATGAGGGCATCTTCATCAGCGCCGAATACGGCGACGACAGAATCGACTCGGATTCCTTCTACATATCATCAGAGGTAGACGAGTTGGCGGCAGAGCATCAAGTCACCCTAGAGTGGTATAACAGTGCCATGATCGGTATCTACAACGGTTAATAAAATCAACTGAACGGAGCACCTGACATGACCTGTTCCAAATGCGGTGCGATGAATGACTCAGACCGAAGCAAGCATCGGTCTTTCACTAAACTCGGGAAATTGTGGTGCGGCCACTGCGGCAGCCTGCTGAGGAGAACAAAATGAAAGCCATTCTAATGTTTCTGGGGTTCGCCGTGATATCGCTGTTGGTGGCCACATCCTTCAACTCATCGTTTCAAGACGAGCTGCGGACCCAATCCACCTATTGCGCCATGGTCGAAGAGGGCACGTGGCCTGATTACAAGGGTATCTACCAAACAGCTTGTGTTGAAGGAGAATAGGCATGCGTCAGACGACCAGCCACAGGAATAAGGCCAAGGCGGACCGGCTCCGCCAACAGGCGGCGGATTATCGTCTACTTGCCCTGTATGCCGACGATCAGAAGGCTGCAAGAGAGGACATCCGGCGAGCAAAGGAGTACGAGCGTCAAGCAGACCAGCTCGATCCACCTAAGCTGTCGCGCAAGAAAGTCGCCCGGCCCAGCCCGGCCCAAGTCGAGGCCAAGAGGAAGGCCGATATTGCCAGAGCATTCAAGGAACTCCAAGAACACTTCGGCGGTACCGGCGTAACGAGATGCCGCCGATGCTGGATCATCCGGACTGATCTGCCCGAGTCCGGAATCTGCAGCAAGTGCGTCTGAGGGCCTACTGGCCCTCGTATACCGCGTTGTATGCTTCGATGCACGTCAATCCTGCATTGCGTCTGAGTTCAGCTTCTCGGCCATATTGGAGAACTCTTGTTGTGCAGCGGTCAAGCAATTCGGAATACAGAAGGAGGGCACTGGTGGCTGATACGCTGCGGCAGGCAGCGGGGGTATTCTCGGCGGCTCTGGCGGCACGATCGCGGTTTGCTTCCCGCATCCTACCATGGCTATCGGCAGCACCAACATCGCTAGCCGCCAATTCCTTGTTGCGTTTCTCGTCATTCTTATGTACCTCCATCATTGCGGCGTACCAACCAGCTTCGATTTGTCTGGCCTTCTCTTGGGCCTCAGCTATCGCTGTGGCTTGCGCGGTTTCCATACGGCTGATCTTCGTCTCATAGGAGTTGCGCTGCAGGTTATAGGCCAACAGAAACCCCGCGACGAAGATACCGACGGCGATGTACAACCTAGTTCTCAACGGCACCATCCTTCACCTCGCGAGCCAGCAGATCCGCTAGCACTTCTGCCAGTTGGAGTTTCCAACGCTGATATTTGGCGACGTCATCCGGGTTGCTGATGAAGAACAGCTCAACGATGATGCCGTTGCCTGACGATACGAACGCTAAACGGCTGTGTTGGCCGCTGGATTCGCCCTTGGCCCCGCGATTGGCGATACCGAGAGTCTCGCTGATTACCTGACAGATCTCCAAACCCAGTTCCATGTCCTCTGGCTTGGACAGGGTTTCCACCCCCGTGGCGGTCGGCTTCGAGAACGCGTTACAGTGGAACTCGACGGCAATATCGTGGTCCGCCGCCATGCGCCAAGCTTTGCTTAGAGGAAGGTTCTGGCCCTCCTCACCATCTTTCGAGAACTCGACGCCTCTGGCCCTCAGGGCCTCAGCCAAGAAGTCACGAAACTCCAAAACCACACCGGCCTCTGATAGCCCATTTCCTACTGCACCTGGGTCTGTATCGGAGTGACCTGCGCTGATAAAAAGAGTTTTCATCGGAATACCTTTGCTAGATTGCCCCGGCTGCGCGCTATCGCGACGCATCCTATGGCGGTTATGATAAGAGCGGTCATCTGATGGTCTTGAGGCTTCATCAGAACCACATGGGCCGCTGCGGCAAGTGACAATCCAGCTAGCAAAGCTGCCACGAAGCTGACAAGGGCGTGGCTCGTCTTGCCGCAGCGATAGGATACGAGCCACCCGAACGTGATGATGTGCAGAACCAATCGGGCGTATAACACGAGGTCGTCCATCACTTCCTCCCCCAATTCTTTAGCATGTCGACGGCTGTCACCAGCCATTTCGGCAAATCCATATCTCTCTCAATGGAGGCATAGAGACTGGTGAACACCACCGATACCAGAGCTGAGACCGCTCCGCTGATCAGCATGGCCTCTTGCGACCACGGTGGTCCGGGGTAGAAAAACACCCCGGAAGCGTAGCCCATGATCCACGAGAACATAGCCGAAAGGGTCCTCTTCCACCACACCCCCGCCACACTCGGCATGGCCATGAAAAAGCAGCATCCTCCGAATGCCCCGATGGCAGCCCACGGGTTTATTATGAGCCCGCATGCTGCCGTGATCCCCATAGCTAAGCACTGCTCTGTTTTGTTCATAAATCCCTTTCGCTCTGGCTGGTTATAGTGTTGGTCGTCAGTCGCCGGGCCGCAAGAACATCATCATGTTTGCCGAATATTCCCAATTGCCGTGAAGCATACCGGGAGCGTTGACCCTGACAGGCCCGGTGTATATGCCTTGGAACTGGACCAGATACGGCCCGCGTCCTTGGGGCAGAAGCAGCGGCATCCAGAACCATACGGTGCCGTCCGTAGTGTCCTCTTTGTAAAACTGTTCGAACCGCACGGCGTGTTCGTCCTTTTTGAAGATCCAGCGGGCTCGGAACGGCACTGGCACCGCTGTGAAGTTACGCCGAACGAACACGCGGCCAGACTGCATTGGCGTCCTGATCTGCGGGTCCAAAGGGGCGAAGTCTGACCCCAAGAGGGGTGCGGGTAATTCATCAGGCCAGATAGGAGTCATGGTGCCACCACTTGAAATTGGAAACGATAACCCGAACCTATGCCGATGCGCACCAGTGCGATCCATGGGCCGGTGCTAAGTTGGCGCTCAATCTGGTATCGGTCGCGCTGCTGCCTGTAATACAGGGCACCATCCTTGATGTAGGCCAGAATGATATCAGAGTTCGTCAGGTTGAACTGCCGCGTGTCATCCAGCGCCACCCGGGGGTGCGACACGTTGCCGGGGAGTGCCGTTACCACCAGATCGGAAACGGTCGAGTCATACCACAGCAGCTTAGCGACGCCCGCCTCCACGAACGCGACGGCGGGCTGCATGTTTTGGTCGAACGCGAGAGACACCTCAGTTATGTCGTCGCCGGTATAGATCACCTGCGGAGGGAAGGTCGGGGCGGACAGCATGATCCGGTCCTCGACGATGTCTTCAACTATCTCAGCCGTCCACGTTTGGTAGTTCAGGCCCAACGACGGGTCGTTGAGGGCGACGCCGCCGTCCATGTAGTCGATGTAGTCCGGGAACACCTGCGCCCGAGCGCCGAGGAAATACCCCGGCACGGGTTCGGATGATAGGCGGTTTTCGGGCAGTGCCATACTCAAACCCCCG